TAAAGACGCCGACGTCTTTAAGAACAAAGTATTCGTTGGATATCGCTGGGTGTTTTAATTAGAGCCGCCAAAAGTTTCGTAGATAATAAACTCTGGTTGATTTTGCTTCTCTTTATATTGGTTGGGAAAAACCGTTACGGGGTGTTTCTTACCCTCTATTACTACATAGCCAGCTAAGTATTTACCATTTTTACCTTCTTTTTTCCAGAAAGCTCCCCTTTGTTGTTCCGTCCATTTGCTCATTACTATACATAGTAAGCTGGATAAATGGAAATGTCAAGTTAAATTTTATATATCTTGTTAGAGGATTAGATTGAATCCATTTTCTTGTACTAAGATATCACCAGCCTCTGTGAGTATATCATCTGTGGGAGAAGAATCCAAAGATGCTATAAAGTCAGTTAAATTTGTCGGTTTAAATCCAGCATCTACCGAAGAAACTATCTTACTTGAAAGATTAAATTGACTATATTTTCTATTTAATTCTTGGATTACGTTGGCATATGCGTGAAAATCTTCGGTAAGTGAATATTGAGAAGTTAATGTGCCGATTCTGTTTGCGAAATGATTGTTGGAAAACAAGGTAATGGAATGGCTTGAGTGGATTTCTTTTTCTAAACGATGAATATTTTCAGACATATATAACATTTACACCAAAATATAGATAAATCCTTACTTTAACAGCAAATTCAATCGTCTTCTTCTGGGAGATCTTCGAGCTCCCCTTCTGGGTCTTCTAAGTCTTGTGTTATCTCTAAAATTGGGGACATTTCATTATCTAACGATTCATATTCACTGCTCGCAACAACTTTCGCAAAGATAAGATCTGATAAGTTGTCTTCTTCTTCATCCAAACTTAAGTACGGTTCACCGCGTTGAACAAAACATTTATTATTATTTTTATACAAAATGATCATAATTATTTATATATGAAAGATAATCTTTACACATACTCTCATACTAAAATTTCTATATATACTTTTCCGAAAGAATCTTTGCGCATAACATAAACTGGGAAAAGCCTTTTTATAAACTCGAAATATGTATCAAACCTGTCTCTTTGAGTTAAAACAGCAAAAATTCTTTTGTCTTCGAACTCTTTTTTAAGACCTAAAAAAAGTATGTATTTGAAAATTTTATCATATGTGATGTCTTCATCTTTAAAAAGCAAGATCAAATCAATCTGCCCGTCCATAATAATACTGTCGTCTAAACAGGCGTAACCAATAATTTCATTATTTTCGTTATTTTGTAAAATATAATGATATTTATGGTCTTTTAGTAGTTTTTTTAATTCGCCAGCCAAATATGGAAGAAGAAACTGAATGCTTTGATTTTTACCTAAATGATCGTACTGGGTCAACTTAACCTTTGACTGGAACTTAAGAAATAGCTTAAAAAGCTTCTCAAAATCTTTAGGTTCATATTTTCTGTAAGAAATGTTTTTCAACTTCATTTTAATTTGTGTCTTTTGGGTGTAATATAATACATGGCAAATGGAATAAATCAAGCTTTTGCAAGAGCTATTTTTGATGTAGAACCGACGGCACTGTTGGAATTATTTACATTATATTACAATTACCAGAAAGATTCTCAAGCCCAAATCAATTTTCATGGAGGAACTAATGGCATTGGAGGGCCAATTATCTTTGATGGCCAAGAGTATTTGCCAATTCCAGCAGAAGCGCAGGGGTTTGATTTATTGGGTGACCAGAGATTGCCTAGACCTGTAGTAAAGGTCTCTAACGCAGGGCTTTATATTTCTTCCCTTTTGAGGCGTTTTGATAACTTGAATGGTGCAAAAGTGGTAAGAAAAAGAACATTTTTAAAATTTATAGACGATGCAAACTTTCCTAATAATCAAAATCCATGGGGAACTGCGAACCCTAATGCTAGAATGCCAGACGACAAGTATTTCATTTCTAGAAAAATGTCTGAAAATAAACTCGCAGTTGAGTTTGAATTAGTTTCTAGTTTGGAGCTTGAAAATATAGAAATCCCATCTAGAAAAATTTCGGCAAGGTACTGTTCTTGGATTTACAGAGGATTTGGATGTAGGTATGGATACAACAAAACCGAGCCAGGGCATGATAGGCCGATAGCTACCGCAAATGACCAGTCATTTGTCACTGGTGCTGGAACTAATTTTTCATTAAATGGCGATTTATTTCCTGTGACGGCGAGCTCTACTAGTGTAGATACTTTAATAACTCCAGAAGGGCTATGGGAAGCTGACAAATCTTACGAAGTAGCGGATTATATTTTCACGCTTAGCGATAGGGTAAGTGAAGGGCAAGGGCTTACATCAAATTACTATCAGCAACACCCAGTTTACTATATATGCAAAAGCGCCCATACATCAGCTGCTGGTGCAAGACCAGAAGATAGGCCAGACTTATGGATTAAAGACGAATGTTCTAAGAAATTATTTGGCTGCAGATTAAGATATGCTAACGATGATTTAGGTGGCGTGAATAATAATAAAAATCTTCCTTATGGTGGATTTCCAGGAACAGAAAAATATTCTTACTAATGAGCATAAAAAGAAAAATAGAATTTGAATGTGAAAAAGATGTTTCCGAAGAGCGTTGCGGTTTCATTATATATAAAGATGGGGAGCTTGATTTGATCATGTGCGAAAACCGAGCAGAAGACAAAAAAAATCAATTTTACATACCAGCAAAGGAATTTCTTTACATAAAAAACAATAGCGATATTGTAGCTGTTTATCATTCCCATAATGACGGAACTGAGAATCCTTCACCTTTTGATATAAAATCTGCCGATGTTATTTGTTATCCATTTTTGATCTATTGTACAAAAAATAATAAATTTGGAATTCATGAACCAGAGCATTCTGACGCGAAACAAGAGCAACTAAATCAACTAAGGGAGGAAGTAGCATGACAGAAATAAGGTTACACGGATTAGTTGCAAGAAAATTTAAGCCCCACTTTAAAATGGCGAACATCGCTAAACCAGTAGACGCTATCTTGGCTATCGATGCTAACTATGATGGTTTTAAAAATTTCTTTCTTAGAGAAGCCGAAAGAAATCATTTATACCAATTTATAGTTGATGGAGAGTTAGTCGAAAACGCAAATCAAGCTTCAAACAAAAGAGAAATTGAAACAATAGATATTGTTCCTTTTGTCGGGGGTTCTGGGCCAGTAGGTATTGCTTTTGCAGTAAACTTAGCAATTGGATTGGTTATGGCTGGCATACAATATTTAATGACTCCAATTCCAGAAAATGAACCGCAAGCAATGGTAGCTCAGTTAGGCGGAAAATCTTTCTTTTTCGCATCTAAAGGTAATTTTACATCTCAATATAGTAACGTCCCAGTTGGGTATGGAGAACTTAGAGTTGGATCTAGAGTAACGGAAACTTTAATTGAGGCTATTGATAGAAATACATCATCTTCAACTGGCGGAAGCTCAACCTCGTCGGGTGGTGCTGGCGGCGGCGGCGGCGGAGGAGGAGGCTACTAATGAAGACAAAAATCAAACTACATGGCAAACTCCAAAAAATTTACGGAGAGTCTTTTGAATTTGCAAATATAAAAAAACCTATAGATGTGGTCCATGCTTTAGATGCTATTTTCCCTGGATTTAGAAAGCATATTATTGATAATGCTAAAGCTGGAGGACACTACGAAATAATATTAGATGGTAAATCAAAAAACGCATTTGAATTAATGCAAAGCGAAAAGAAAATTGAACAAGTGGATTTAGTTCCTTGTCTAATTGGTTACGGGCCTGCTTTCGCAGTAGTCCTTGGAGTTGCTGCTATTGGTATTGGTGTTTTTGGGGGCTTGAGTGTCGCCGTATCTGCATTTTTTATAGCATTAGGTGTGGGTTTGCTTATTGCTGGTATTATGTATTTGCTAACGCCTATACCAGAAAACGAGCCGAGAGAATCAAGTATTAAAGCGTCTATAAAAAATTCATCCTTTCTTTTTCAAAATCCAAGCAATGTGTCTACACAGGGCAGAGCTATACCTATTGTATATGGAAGATTGAGGGTGGGGTCTTATGTTATCGGGACTTCTGTTACAAACTTTGAATTACATTTAGACGCTCAACTACAAAGAAGATTTAAATCTAATAGAACAAATGCTTTATTAAAAATACAAAACTCTTTTGGTAGCTCTGTATCTGAATTATATAGAACATTTTAATGAAAGAATATATTTTAAAAAAATATAAAAATTACAGTAAATTTTCTGTGAGGGGTGCTCTTTTTGGTAGCTTGTCGGCTTCGAACGATAAAAGGCGAGCGGTTAGACTGCAGGCTAATGCAGATTCCATAGTCGGCCAATTTACGAGATTAAGCACCCCGCTTGGATCTGATTTAAAACTATCGACCGCTAAACTTACTAGTTGTGATTTGGTTTCTGATGGCCCAATAGAAGGTTTTGTAAATCAAAAAGGAGAAAGTTGCGGCCCATTAGAAGCCACATATCTTGACGGGACGGTTGTAGAAGAGCCTAAATCAACAGCGACAAGAACTGAACCCTTAACAGTAGCTAAAATGGATGTGGCAACCCACCATGTGGAACATTTTGTAAGTGGAAAAATAAATGAATACGAACAGGATTTGGTAAAAAGATTTAATCATAGAGAGCCTATTCCTAAGCCCACTTATATGCTACCCATCAACGATGCATCTATGGGAAGTACAAGACGTCAGTTGGTTATTACAGACAAGAATAAATTAGAAAATATACTTGTCGAAAAAATGACGCTAGATCCAAATATCACGCAAGGCAATGGTCAGCCCCTTCATTTCATGTATCCCATGGACACATATATCATGAGTAACATTGGTCATCGGTATAGGGCCGATGGTTCTATGTCTTACTTGAATTGGAGAAAGTTTGCGATTGCCCACTCATGCGCCGATAATTATATGAGTTATTATAGAGCGGGATTTGGGTTCAGAAAATCGCCCTACAATGTTCAAAAATTGTACTTTCCAGATGTGCTCGTTAGTAATTGGAACATGGAGAGCGCTTGGAGCTTTCCAGAAAGTAAACCAGTAGTATACCAAGGAAGTTATAACCATGGTCAATCAGTAAACGAACAGGGAAGGTTGGGCCAAATCTTTTGTTCAAGAGCCATGATTAATTATATACACTTCTCCACGACTGCGCCTCGGAACGACGATCAACGCAGGTCTGTATTGTATTATTGCGCAGCGGCACTGGGCTTTGGGGACTATCAATTGCCTTATATGAGTAATAGATCTACAGCCAGTGTTTTTGAAAATGGACGTCCTTCCAAATTTGTAAACGAATTTGCTACAAACACGCACCCGCAAGGATTAAAAGAACCCCTAATAGATGTATTAAGTAATAAGATAAATAATCTTGGATTAGATCACTGGAAACCTCATAAATTTTTTAGATCCGAGCCATTTAATAACGCCCCTAGAGTGGGCGATCACCCAGCTGGGAGCGATGATCGAACAGATGGGCTATATAATATAATGCCAAGACTGAATGTTACTCGCAGTAAAGCGATTACGGGCGGTCTAAATGATCAAAGACACAGTGATGTTTTTACAGCCCCAGGCGAGGGCTCCATGTATATTTATGAGCAGCGGGGAGATAATGAGGGTAGTTACGGTTATGAGGATTTAAAGACTTTTCAAAAAGGAGTAAAGTACAGAATTACTGGATCTTTTCTACTACCCTCCACTAATACTAATATTAATTCTATACGAATTCAAAGCGTTGCACCGCTCAATAAAATTACTCCTGGTGTGGGTTCCAGTTCCGACTACAAAAATATAATTAGAGTAACAGGACTAAATGATCAATATCCTGCAGACGAGTGGCACTCCTTTGATGAAGAATATTTACATACTGGCGAACCAGGGCGATGCCAAATCAGAGCTTATAAAAACAACTCAAATCCAGGAGCTGGAATGATAGATGACGCGTTTCATTTAAATGATCTTGCAGTTTTAGGAGAAAATTTAGCAAATCAATACACACCTAAAAACGATTTTGGATATATATGCTTTTCTGCTGATAAATTTTTTGGACTAAAGCAACAAACAGAAGATCATTCCATTTGTGATAAAGTAGCTACTTTTGATATGGAAATTAGTAATGGAGCTATAAGCACTAAAGAAAGCGTAAGATTATATGCAAATAGCAATGGGCAACCAATTCTAAAAAATGGATCGAGACAATGGATTGCGCGTTATCGTGCTGGAGACTACTTGGATGGGCGTAGCATCTATGAGACGCCAGACGATTACGGGAGTAGTGGTGGCACTCCGATAGGGCCAGGACCAACCCTAGTGAGACATGTCGACAATTTACTTGACAAACAAAAGGCAGTGGGTTCAGACGCATACTATTGGCGTTTAAAACGCTACGATAGGAATACACGGGTAAGCGGATTCGTTAATTCGTGGGCCGAGGGTAGCGATAATGGAAGCGACATAAGTAACACGATTGATGGAGCAACTGAAACAAGTACAGATTATCCCTGGGTCGGCGCTAATGCAGGCTTGACCACTTGGTATGACTATACGATACCTACACATACTTTTAGCATAATAGACCCAATAGCATACTATTACCAAGGAAAATATCCTATTTATGGTGCGGCCACCCACTATAATCAAAATGGATATGTACTGACAGCCGCCACCGCCAAGAAATTTGATGAAAACTCTAGAGCACAATCTTCTGGGCCACCGCATAATGGTAAGTTACTAGATCCTTGCAGTATAAAGTTTAGTAACTTTGCAGATAGCGCAGGTAATCCACTATTTCCATTAGTTAATAATAATTTTAAAAAAAATCATAAATTATATTTCACGGTGGGCGGTAACGTATTGTCATTAGACGATTCTAATACTCTCGGATGCGCCTATCCAGAAGTCACTGGTTTTGATGTGCGCCGCGGAACTGAGTACGAGTCTATGACCCATGAATATATGCTTAATGATTTTGAGCCTGGAGCGATAGAAGGACGGTATAGGTCTTACACGCCAGCGAAGGATTACGCGGAGACTAGGTTGCCGATGGTAACTGGATCGTATATACCATATAATATTGGAAAAGAATTAACGGAGTCTGAGTCAAACAGGTTTAAGGGAGCATTTAATTTTCCAGTTTATTTAGGAGAAAAGGGTTTACCAGTAAATGCTGATCACTCACTTGACACTAATAAAATATTTATAACAACTGATGATAGTGCGGAAATAAGTGGCCAAAAAATAGCAAGTGGCATATCTGGAGATTATGATGTGTTTTCTCAAAAGGATGGTAAATTTCAATACGTGCATAGAGCTAATCCGAATATTAAGATAACGGATGCTGAGCTTTATGGGAAAGACATAGAATTAAAAACAATTGAAAAAGATTCAACTTTATTTAATTTTACCGATTTTTCAATGGATTATAGGTTTGGAGAAGAGGTCCAAGAACCAATTACTAATGAAAGCCGCACATCCACGGATTATAATAAGAGCATATTTGGGCCAACTAATTCTAGAGATAAGACCGATCCTCATCTAAAAGAAATAAACAGAACTCAGACCACCTCCGACCCTACCGCCCTAGGCACCACCATCGATAGGCTGGGAGACTATGGGATGAGAAAGTATAGTGCTGTCGAAGGTACAGCTAGCACTGATCTTCAATCAGATGGAACATTGCAATCCGACTGGATGAATGATGTCCCATTAGACGTCGATACAATAGACTGTACACATATAGTTAAACGAAAAGATGTAGATTGTGTAACGGTGACTTTTATTATTGAACGATTATATCAAGATATTCTAACAGAATTAAGTGTTTTAGATAGCAGTGTTAAGCAAGACGCCACACAAATAAACTTTTCAGTTTTTGTCTCTTTTGATGGGGTTCCAGAAAGTATATTCCCTGCGCAAGAAACACAAATTTCTCATTTTGGAATTGTTACTAGTTTTTTTGCGACGGATAGCGATCAAATCACACTACCCTCTTACAACGAAATAGTCGACGATTACCCCAATGAAGATATAAACAGTTTATGTAACCAATTTCCAAGAAAAGTTGTTATAAGAAAAAATGATTTTGAAACAAATTCTGTCAGAATAGGTAGAGCCGCTAGAGTATACCAAGTTACAGAAGTTATAAAAGAACGTTTTTCATATCCATTTTCCGCTATCTTAAAAACATCAATAGATGCGAGAACATTTCAAACGCCCCCAAACAAGCAATATCAGTTAAGATTAAAAAAGATATTAGTTCCTTCTAATTATTTTCCTTTAAGTCCAGATAAAAGGGATGCAAGATTTGTGGAGGATGCTTCAAGTTTAGGAACAAGAGTTATTTATAATGGGGATTGGGATGGAACATTTAAATTAGCCTGGTCTGATAATCCAGCCTGGATACTTTATGATTTAATGACTAATCAAAGATATGGAATTGGCAATAGGATAGATGATCTCGAAGATATAAATATTTTTAACTTATATAAAATTGGTAGATATTGTGATGCTGTAGATTCTAATGGTCATTTCGTTGGATTAGATAACGGACTAGGTGGATTAGAACCAAGGTTTTCTTGCAACATAATGTTAGATTCAGAAAATAATGCATTCGAGACTATAAAAGATATTTCTAGCGTATTCAACGGAATGGCTTTCTGGGCAAATGGTAGTCTTGATTTTTTTGCAGATCAACCTAAAGAGACTATGATGGTTTTCAATAATGGAAATGTTTTTGATGGAATATTTAATTATCAAACGACAGACAAGTCTGCGTTATTCAATGTGGCAGATGTAGTATATTTAGATAAAAAAGATGACTATACAGCTAAAAAAGAAACCGTAATCGATGAAGATGGAATGAGACAAAATGGCCTAAAAAGAAGAACGGTGACGGCTAAAGGCGCAACAAGTAGAAGCCAAGCAAGAAGATTGGGTAGATATATTTTATATTCAAATAAACTAGAAAGAGAAATCGTAAACTTTAAAACATCTAGCCAAGGCTTGATGGTTTCTATAGGAGATATTATTGAAGTCCAAGATGAACTTAAAACCTTCGAACCAAGTTACGCAGAGATTTTACAAAAGGATTTTGGAGATCAAACATTCGCTGGACAAGGGTCGTTCCGATATTTTAAATTTTTAGGAACAAACAGCGATAACACTGCAACGACCGATCAGCAATCTATTAAAGAAATAACTTTAATAGATACTAATGGTAAAAGTTTTCCCGAAACAAATTTTCAAAGTAATGGTAGTGATTATGTTGCGGGCGATGGAACGACACTTGAAATTGGACCTTATGTAAGGGATGGGTTAACTGTAACAGCTGGTTATTCAAATAGCAGTACATATGGACCACACCAAGCTTTTGGCGGAAGTAACATGTGGTGGACTTTAGGTTTGTCTAGTGCAGCGGGGTATGATGCGTCTGATAATTATTTAACTGTTGATTTTGGATCAGCTAAAGATATATCACAAATTCAAGTAGAAATGTCAAGCTATCATGGTGCCAAAAAATTAAGAATATTAGCGTCTAACGATCCTAGCTTTAATACCTTTACAGTCTTTGGGGAAGTAATTGATATAGCCGATACCAGCGATAACCAAAATTTAACCGTAAACGCTGGTCGAAAAATAAAAGTATCAGCAGATAGTTCGACTTCTGATTCCAGCCTTACTTACCCTTCTATTAAATCATTAACAATAGAAAACAGGCCAAACGTAAATTCTATACTTAATAATCATAGCGGGGCTTATGTAATAATGTCTACAGGACAAGATAAATTAGTTGACTTGTATAATCATGTTGGAAACGGAGGCACAATCGGAAGCCAAGAGTTAGATGATATGTACATACCTCAAGTTAGGAAATTAAAAATTACTGGAGTAGAAGATTTGTCTAGCAAAATAAAAATTGGTATAGACGACACAGATGGATATTTTTCCGATGTTCAAGTCGGCACTTTGATTAATTTAGATTTGACGAACAGGGTGCCACAACAATATAGAGTATTAACTATACAACCAGAAGATACTAATTTGTATGCTATTAGCGCCACAGAATATAGAAAAGAAAAGTTTGATTTGATTGAAAAGCCGACTGATTTTACTTTAGATGAGACAGAGCCATATAATGTTGGCATACCCGAAAATACAATTAAGACAATTACTCAACCACACGGATTTTCGACCGAATTAGTAAACACTGAATATGCTCAAAAAATAAACTTTACAATTAGTGGAGATTTAGATGGCAATGAAACAATTTACAATATTAACGTCGTCCATCCAAATGGCACCACAAATACAAGGAGAATAGCAAAACAAGATGTTGTTCAAAATAATAAATTTATAACGACGGGTAGTTTCGATGACATTAATGTTTATGGAACTTATTCATTTGAAATAACGTCGGTAGATGTAGAATCAGCAGATTCAAGAAAAATATTTAACGGATAAAAAATTATGATTAGACATTCAGTACTAGTTTTACCAGTTGAACCAAAGCCGATACAAATAGCAACGATAAGGGTTAATGGAAAAACGCAATCACAATTCAATCATGCGAAAAGATTTATAACTATAGAACGTCATGACGACATGAGTATATTTGTAGAGTTAAGAAATATGAAAACTTTTGAAACAGTTTTTGCAGATGGAGAAAATTTGTGCCTTGAGGTTTACGAATACGAAGAAAGCACTAAAAATTATACTAAAAAAAATACAGGATTTAAACAAAATGGAGGCAGAATAAAACCCAAAGCAACCCAAAGCGAAATAAAACTAAAACTTTTGCTTAGTGACAGGAAAAAAGTAATTGATTACTGCCTTGTCAATATAGTGTAATGTAATTAGGATGAAGGACTACAAGGAATATTTAAAGTCAAAGGCTAAGCCGATCAGAGGCTCGGCTACGCTTGAGCCACCAACTGCGGGTCAAGATGCATTGCAATCTATCGCGTCAATGGCTGTTATGGATTTAATATCTGAAGGTCCAATTTATGGTTTGATTGATAAAGAAGGAAAAAAACCAAATAATATAAATTTGCTAGAGTCTGTATATTTAGAAGATACTTCAGTTTTAGACAGAAGCACATCTCAAGCTCAAATAAGGACAGTAGACTTTGATCAAATCCAAATGATGGGTAGGTTAACTAGCGGAAATATAGAAACTGCTTTCAATAATATATCTGGAGAATTGGTAGCTCCCGAAACCTATAATATCAATAATTCTGGCATGTCTGTTTTTAAAAAAGAAGAAATTGGTCAAGACAAGCAGGCTTTGTTGGAATTTTTGGAGGAAAATAAGTCTTTAAGCAGATTTGGGTTTATTCAATTTAAATTGAATGGAATTTTTCCACATACTGATAATATATATTCAAGGATAAGTAGCACCACCAACCAATTTGATAGCAGCGCCCCTGTAGACCCAGCCACCGTAACTGATTTCAGAATTGAATGGAGCGATGGAACTAATACTTTCAAAGGAACCGCAACAATAGCGATGCAAGCAGGCGCGTCGACACCGACACAGCTTAGGTCAGAGGGATCATTAAAATGGAACGTAGCGTACACCAATTCAGCTGGTAACGCGGCTACAGCTACTATCTTTAAGCAAGACGCTGGTAATGGAAACTTTTTTTGGCACTTTGGCGAACTTTACTCATATGCCACAAGTAGCACTAATGGGAACGACACGAGTCTAGCAATTGCTGAGGCGACCTCAACAAGTGAAGATTTTCCGTGGGTTGACAGAGAGAGCTCTATTTGGTATCAATATCCTGGTGCGGCTAATCTTTCCCCAGCTATTGCATGGAAAGAGCGGAATGTAAAACTTACCAACTTCAATGCTGTAGCAAATGAAATCTATAATGCCACAATATTCGATTTAGATGTATATAATGGAGCGGGCAAAGCAAAAAGATCAATACAACAGGAAGATGGACGAGTTGTAGAAATTCCTTCTTCAGTTATTTATGGTTATCAAGTTTTAAATGATAGCAAGTTTGGTACCTACACCGCTGCTCCAAATGTACTAGATGTAAATCAAGCTGGTAAAGTAGGAAAACAATATTTGATAGATGGATTTGCTGGAGGAGGGATATACTTTTTCGAAATTGGGGATAACGAGGAGGAAGCGTCCGCAGGGGTATTTAATACTGGAAAGTTTTTTGCTCAAAAGGGCGTCAATGTCCCAAATACACTACAAAGTGGCCTAGACAACGGATACGATGTTTTTGTTTATGATAGTGCCACTGGCCCGATTTCACTAGAATCGCCAAGCTCAAGTCAATTATCTCCTATCCGAGGAGAAATAGCTGGTAAGGAAATTGGCCTAGGCTATATTAGTGATTTAAATTTCAAATACAATTATGGAAATGTTGATTTTGATTTTAGAAATGGTTTCGAAACTCAACCAACAATGGAGGGTCATGATGAAGGAGTTCAAGATTTTGATATAAGAAAAAAATTATTCGGCCCACTTTCATATGGAGGAGACGCTAGAGCTGGCGACGGGCAAGGATATTCTGACCCGAGACAAGGGGGAGACTTTTCAAATTGGATGATCAATCCCCCATTAGAAAACGATGCATATCCATATACTCACACAGTTAAAAGAATAGACGTAAAAAAATGTACGCCCACCATAGCTATAGAAGGTTTAAGCGACATCATAGCTGACGGCAACGATGCTGGCGTCCAAAGATCTGAAACTTTATTAATATCTTACCGTTACGGTTTTAAAGGCGGAGTGAGCGGAGTTGTAAGTGATTTATTGGCCGCAGGAAATAATATACAAAATATAGCATTAGGACTGTTCGAACAAGAAGACCTTGTCCGATATGCTGGTATTGTAACTTCTAATTATCTTGATACATATTCTGGAATAGGAGATTTGCCAAAAAACAAGTCTTTAAAGTCTGTCACGGTTGATGATACTGATATACCAGGTCTGACACAAGCTATGATAGATCAATATGGGTATACATCTGGAGACCTTATATTTCCTGGAGAAGAGTGGAAGAACCCTAATAGATTTGTTACAGTAGAAAAAAAGAGCTTTGAAACAGACTCAACGCTTATCACCAGAGAGTGTTCTCTAAGCTATATTTCTGAAAGTATACAAGAACCATTTAGTTATCCCCTTGTAGCTACAGCTGGCACAATATTTGATGCGAGAAATTTTGCGGTCGCGCCGAGCAGAGACTTCGAAGTCAGAGGAAAACTTATTGCAATCCCGTCAAACTACGAACCATTAAACGCAGACGGCAGTGACAAAAGATTTATCTCAAGTTCAAAAAAATATGGATTAAGAAGTATTCAAACTTTTGATGGAGGAGGTTATGGAAAAGTTTATGATCATATTGATTTGGGGACTAGTAATTTTGAAATTGAAGCAAGAATTGGATTTGGCTCTATATCTACGACGACTAGTGACCCTCAGTATATTGTGGACATGGACGGAGGATCTACCCAGGCAAATAGAGTCGCTATATTTCAAAGGAGCAATGCGATAATGGCCGTAATAAGAAAATCCACTTTAACTGACGGTGAGGCTAAGGTCGATTTCGAACTCGTGACGAGTATAGCTGGAAGAAATAACGAACATCAATATTCTGAGTGGGAGTATATAAACAATGCCCAAAATCTTACGATTAGTGTGCCTAAGGTTATTGTAACTGATGGTGCAGATGGTAAAGATATTGATATACAGTTTGATTATTTGATAGGAGACAACGTTACTGACGGCGCTATATTGTGGACAAATAGCCCTCAAAGACTAGAGATAAAGTTCAATAGTGATGGTAGAATAAATATGCAAGCTGCAGGTAGATCAGCTAATGGCACTAATAAAGATGGTAATGACACCATAATCACAACTACGGTTTCGAGCGTAAATTCCAACAGTACGAGAATTTTTCGCAAATTTGAATTTGTACAATTTAAGATTGAGGGTAATTTATTGGATGGAATAACGCTTAAAGACGTAAGCAAAGATCCCCCCGAGACCATTGTAGAACTTACATCTTCTCAATTAGCTAATATGGAATCTAATTCTCATGGAATGGTGATAATCAATGGTTTATTTTTATTAGGAGTTAATAGTCAGAATACCACAGTTAGTCGGAAAGGAAGTGGCGCTATAAGAAATTTATCCGTACAAGGAACAGATTATATTACTGACACATACGATGTAGCAGGAGTAGTTAAAAGATTTAGGTCGGATCCAAGTTTCTTGACAGTTGGCAATGTCAATCCAGCAGATGTGTATGACATTAGTTTAAAGGCAGTCGGAAAAAAATACACATTAGAAGTAAAAGTTGGAGATGAAGTGGTTGGAACCAGTTCTAATACAATGAGCACTCCAAGGGGAAATATACAATTTGGCGGCACGACAAACAATCTAAATGCAGACTCGCCTCCTTATTTATTCATGGGCTTCTCAGATTGGAGTAGCACTACTAAACTAAAAGCGGGAACGAAATTATCTGACCTTAAAATAAGAAAAAACAATCAACTAATACATCATTGGGACGGAACTGTTATAGATACAGTGCGCCACGATAATTGCATTAAAGATAGAGTGGGAGGATTTCATGCAGACCTCGCAGGTACAGCGAATGCAGTTTTAGATTCAAATTTTACTTTTGGCAAGAATAGGGAAAGAATTTACAATGGCCCTTGGGACGGAACGTTTAAATTAGGCTGGAGTGATAACCCCGCTTGGATTCTATACGACATAATGTCAAACCCTATTTATGGAGTAGGTAACGCGATAGATGATAGGGAGGATATAAATATATTTAACCTATATAAAATAGCGCAGTATTGCGATGCTGTAGATAATGATGGATATTTCGATGGGTTGTCAGATGCCACGAGGGGTTTAGAGCCGAGGTTTAGCTGTAATCTTAGAATTTATGAGCCCAAAAATGCATTTGAGGTTATAGGAAACATAGCCTCTGTATTTAGGGGATTCACTTATTGGGATGGAGTTGGTTTAAACTTTGCGATAGATAACGAAAAAGAAATTAGCGCGATTTTCAACAATGGAAACGTACACGATGGAATATTCAGTTATGGAGATATAACATCTTCTGCTAGATTTACAAAAGTCGAAGTTGTATACTCTGATAGGAGTAATTTATACGGAAATAAATCAGAATATATAGAAGACGAAGATGGGATAAGAAAATACGGAATTATTACAAAAATGTTAAACGGCATAGGTTCTACATCTAAATCTCAAGCCAGGAGAATGGGAAAATACGTTTTACTTAGCAATAAAATGGAAACAGAGATTGTAAAGTTCAGAGGGTCTACGGAATGCATATGTTTAGAGCCAGGGGATATAATTAGAATTGACGATGAGGTTAAGAATTTTGAAATAAATTATGGAAAAGTTTTAGCGGTAAAGTCCTCTACTCCAGACCCATATATTACAGTAGAAAGTAATGTAAAAATGAGCTCAATTCAATTAGGAGCAAATGGAGGGGTATATTTATATACAAATAGAAAACAGAATGAATTGGAAAACATATATGATATAGTGAGATTCCAAACAGCCTATCAGTTCGGAGAAGACTCAGATACTTATAGGGGTGTTGTAAATAGTGACTTTATTGACGAATCCAGTTTAACACAAATACAAAAAATGCAAGTAACTGGGGTTACAGAACTAGAAAATTCAATGAAATTATTCTTAGATACTGAAGATGCTAATTTTGAAAATTTAACTGGAGTACCAACTGGCTCTTTCTTTAATATAGAGCTAAATAACGACGTAGACAAAACTTATAAAGTTATTAAAAAGACCGAACAAGAGAATAATACGTTCGATATTGAAGCGATGCAATACAACTTACAAAAATTTAAAAAAATAGAAAGTGAAGATTTCGATGATGTAGAAATTACTCATAATATAGGTATACCAGCACATACAATAAATAGACCCCTTACTCCAAATGCAGTACATGATCAATTTGCGAAAAACGATTTAACTTATGCTATAACTGGAGAAATAAGTGCTCAACCTAATAGTAATGAGACATCTTACAGAGTTTCTCTTTACAGGTCGGCTCAATCTGGGCCATATATACAAAAAGAATTTCAAAGAGAATCTGACGATGTCACATCTTTTGAAATAAATGGATTGATAGATGGAACTTATTCTGTCAAAATTGCAGCTCTTAGAAATCCAGAGTCAAGCAGTACTTATGGATCTACATTTACAATAGAAAGCAAAAGGGATGTTTACATGAAGCCTATAATTAAAAATATAGGAATGGGTCATTCGGATAGCAATAGTTATCAAAGGATAAGCGGTAGTGGATTTGGAGTTGGAATTTCAAATTACGAAGATGTAGAATATAGATTTGTGACAGTAGATAAAAAAGATAGAGTGTTTAGTTTAACTCAACTAGATTATACCTTAGATGCCTTTGTAGAAAAAAATGGTCAATACGTTCTTGTGACAGAAGATTATGAGCACGATGTATTTAAATTTAATGATATAGACAACGCTATTGTTTTTGGATCTTATAATTCTGGGTTTAATATGAAATTTGATCTAAAAAAAGACGGAACCGTTGTCGATTCCGCCTTCTTTGAAACTACTGTAAATTAATTTAAATTAATTTTAATAATTTACGACATTCTTTTGCTGGAATATCTTTATAATCGGACCACTCTTTGATTGCTTCTGGATCATTGGTGTATGCGCCGCTCTTATACCACTCTCTAAGGCTTCCCTTGAAAGAATTGAAGTCTGTACCCGCTTTTTCCTTTAGGATGCCCTGTGGGCTAATATCCTTCGCTCCAGCGGATGAAGGAGGGGCTACAATGGGAGACTTATTCTTTGAAGAGTCAATCTCGTCAGCTCCGACGATATGAATACCGAGAAAGTTACGAACAGCACGAACGAATGCGCGATTCTCTGCAATACATTCTAGAAACTTAGCGGCAAATCCATTTGTATTGTGAACAGTGGCGTTAGCTATTGAACTAAATGTTTGTGAGCCATTGCTTTCGTAGTTATCAATCCAATTAATCATACACTGGGTTACTACGCGATTATCCGAGGACTCGTAAATGTCGTATGTCAAATTATGAAAGCCCCGAAGCTTCGCCAACTCTTTGATCCCGCCTAGCTTGATTAAAAGCTGATTATCTTCCAAGCCCTCAATAGAATCTGGAACTGGCATCTTGCGCATTTCAAAGTGATCCTTATTTGGATATAGGTGCTCTGGGCTTATCATGGCTCGCCAGTTGACTGAGCCATCTTGATTAAATTCGTATTCAACGGACTCTAGGAGTCCGTGTTCGTTGCGTTTCCACAGGTCTGGGCCGTATAATTTATTTTTTGACATATAAGTATAAACTTTCTATTTCTAATTTTGAGATTCCATCATATACGAAGTTATTCGTTTTGTCAAGTCTTTTAGCGGAAGATTCTGATAAATAAAACTCCCCGTTTGAAGCGAATTGCTTATTAGATATACATTTACAGTCTTTGGGCAAGTCGGACACCTCGGGAACTTCTTGTTTTAAAATCACACTATAATCGAAATACTTTAGTCTCACATCAGAAACTATTTTTTCGTTAAAAACTTCTATAATAATGTTCTTTCCGTATTTTTTTAATATTTTAAAAAAGTTTGCTAGGTCTTGTTTTTGATGTTCTTCGGAATATTTAAAAACAATTTGTTTGAGATTTGATAAATTAGCTACGACGTCTTCTTCTAGCTCTTTATCTAAGTAAAGATTAACAATGCAATGCTGGCACCAATAAGTTATCATCTCCAGATCAAAGTGGAGATCTGATCTTAAATTTACTGATTTGCCTTTGACTTCCTGGTAGGGCTCAAAAAAGTTAGGTACAATTTCCATTGTGGAGCTATGAAAATTTTCGCCAATTCTAATTGTCTCGAAATTAAGATCTAACTCGATTTCAAGTTGAGCTAATATAATTTTAGCTATAGACTCTGGCTTGATTTCATCGACTCTATTTCTACCCTCCTTAATTTCAAAGGAGGGTTTTTGTTTTGAAAAATCTGGCGTTATGATTTCCGCATATTTAAATAAATCAAAATTTTGTTTATACATGTTGCCCAATACACAAACAGATGGAATAGAAAAAATGTCACTAATATGGACTCGATGGCTAGCTGTGCCTACATACAATAATGATTTTTTAATTAAATGATTATTTTGTTTAACTGTTACTTCATTTTGTTTTGGAGCTGTCAAAATACCTATTTCTTTTTCTTCTAAAGCTCCTTCTATCATAGAGAAAACAATATCCCAATGTTTGTATTCTTGTGATGGGTAATCACTATGTGGATTAAAATAAATATATTTATCCATGACATTAGGATAAAAATGATCTGTTATTTTGGGCAGGCCAATTCTGACCCCCAAATCCTTTGCGTAAACTTCTGCTATGTGCGACATAATTTAAATGTATTTTTATCTTTTCCGTTATGAAAAAACGAAGCTGATTTTTGAGGGCCATGATGGGGGAAAAAAGCCAGGTCAAAATAACCTTCATGATCTGATTTACCTTCAAGTAAAAGTGGATTATCTATTTCCTTTGAATATGGGAGCACCTTATGAACATCGGGATGATCTTCTATATAACAATATAAATCTGGTTGAGTAAATATATATATATCATGGGATGGATATAAGTTTTTAACATCGCCAACCATAGCATTTAACCAAAGGATATCTGAGGCTGTATGGGGCAACACGATAGCTAAAGATTCGCCGTCATCTACTAAATCGGACAGGTCTAAAGATTTTTGTTTTTCTTCTTCTTCCCAATTAAAATCATAATCTATATCTGGCATTTCATCTAAGATTTTTTCTAACTGTTTGCCGACGACTTCTTTAGAGTAGTTCTCTTCTACCCATTTTCTTGCTTTCCAGCCAAGTTGTAACCTTTTATTCAAATCCATGTTCCAAACTTTTTTCAGTTGTTTGGCTATACTTGAAGGATAAGTAGAAGCTTTAATAAATTGCGTTCCTGGTTCTCGATACTCCGACCAGTCAAGCGGGAAACTACCACTTTCGCTAGTTGAAGAATCTTCCCCGCAAGAATAATTTGTAACTAGAGTAATTAGTCCAGTGAGTTTTGCTTCGAAGATGGGTATTTCCATACCTCCGCTAGTAAACGGATGACAATAAACATCCATTAAATTATATATTTGATTTAGTTGTTCTTCATCAACACCGTGTTTGATGTTTGTTGTGCTGACTGTTTTTTTAGCGCCACAAAATCTACAATCTTGCTCCTGTCCACTGAAGGGTCGTATATCATATCGACCGCAAGACGAGCAATAATAAGTTGTCAGAATGTCGTTATTATCTAGCCCTTTTTCTTCTATAAGTCTTGGTATATCCCAACCTTCTGTCCAATGGGTATGCAAAAGTAATTTAGCTTTTGGGCAATCCTTTTTAAATATTTTAAAACCTTCTAGTAAATTTGGGACGCTTTTTCTTAATTGATTTCTAAAAACAAACCCAATAATAAATTCATCGGAAAGGCCAAATTGTTCTCTTAGTCTTTTCCTGTCTGCATCAGCGAATCTATTAAAGTCTTCCGTATCGACGGTTCCATGTAAGGTTTTTACATGACCTTGTCCAGCCTTGACCATATCTTTTTCTGCAAAAGAAGCCCAGACATAAAAATTCTTTGTTTCGGGAGCAGCTTCAATTGCTTGTGGTAAAATTGGCTGACTGTCGAGTGTGGTCCAAATCATATTATTGATTTTGTTCCACCACGGTTTTTTCCAATAATTAGAAAACGCCCAAATATCTTCAATACCTATATAAATATCTGGCTTGTATTCTTTGATTGCTCGATCAATCATTTCCGCCCCGTAACCAGCCAATCTGGCCCTATTTGGATCAGAATTGATTTGATGTACGGCCGCGGGATCATTTGGCAGAGAGCCTTGGGCCTTCCAGGGCCTCATTTTTAGGTGTTGATCGCCCCAAGGAGTTCCATTGGCCAATTCAATAATTTCATACTTATTCGTAGCTTGTAAATGGCGAAGAATATTTTTGGTATGCTTGCCGAAACCAGTAAACGCTTTTGCGTTATTCGAATGAATTAGGACTTTCCTTTTCATTGGCCTCCGTAAGAAAAAAGTGTTGTAAGGTACAGCTCTAGCAAAGTCTTCAATGTTCTAGCTTCGCCAATTTCAATTCCAATACCAAACTTAAGTGTGGAGTTTTTAATAACGCCAAAAGACCAAGCGTCTACACCATTATTTTTTTGATACGGTTTTAGAGAGATTGTGGTTTTATCATCATTAAAGGTATGAAATGCTGAAAACTCAACATATTTCTCAATAGAATTTAAAATAGCGCCAGCCTCATTTTCATTGATTTTGCAATAGATATTCTTCTCTGGGTCTTTGGCGTTAGCGCTGAATGATCCAGATCTTTTGCTTTGATTCCAGCTGGCTTGCTTGATAGCTTGAATTAAGAATGTCGGCTTGGTTGGGTTTCCTTCTTTATCTTTTTCAATTACTTTAAAAGAAAAAGCACACCCAGTGCTTTTGGCGTTTGGCTTGTATAAATTGTATTGCATATACGCTATTATATACAATATTTGCTATAATTCTACAATATTTTTTTTAAAGATTTTTTATGTAAGGCACAAACATTTCGTCCAACATATCCATATGTTCTGAAAATTCATCTTGTATAGTTTCTCTTATATAAGAGTAATTTTTAAAAAGAGACAAGAAATTTGTTGAATCACTATCTGACATTAGTAGTTCAAAAAAATAAGTTGCAACAAGTTTATATAAAATAAATTTATAAGCTAGTTGTTTGTAATAAACATAACTATATGTTTCTTCTTTAAGAAAAGATTCTGCATGATAGGCATCTAAAAATCTTTTTTCATAAATTGGATGGCTATCTAATTCTAACTTGTAAGAAGCAAATGCGAGATCCCAGGCGGGATGAATTTTAAAAGAATCGAAAAAGTTGCAAATTTTCATTTCTTCTGGTCTATTTAAAATACAAGAAAGATTTAAATCTGTATGGCAAAGACATGAATAACCTTCTGTATGATTAGAGGTCTGTATACCGATTGCTTTTTTAATTGCACTAAGTAAATCTAAACTTTCTTTAAAGTTTTTTACTTCTTTTAATTCTTCATATGTTTCTGAACCCAAAATTTCTTCATAAAAAGAAAAAGAATAAAGAGACTCAATAAAATATTCTCTCTCATTCTCTTCTGTTTTCGTAGCGTTGTGTATTTTTGCCAATGAAGAGGCTAGTAATTCTATATTTTCATAAGTGTAAGAAAGACCTAATTCTTTTGATGATTGAGAATGCTCAAAAGATGTCAAAAGATAAGCATAATTATCCGAATGGGCGGTATTAAAAAATATTGGAGAAAGGTTTAGATCTTTTATGGACTCTAACGCATTCTTTTCTCTTTCAAATACAAATGAATCAACTTTTTCTCCAACCTTAATTGCGTAGCCAAGTTTGTCGTAATAAAATTTGTAAATGTCGTAATAAAGGTTCCTATCAATAAGTTTGATCGATTGATCAATTTGATTAATTTCTGGAAATTTTTTATTTAAATAAGAATCTTCAATAAAAATATTAAGTAAATATTTTTTTTCAGTCAGAGATATTTTTAATGACTGGCTTTTTCCCATAACTCTATTTAGGAGATAATCAGAAATTTTAATTTTTGTCCCTTTTTCCATCTAATATATTACACAAAAAAGACGGTATTTCTACCGCCCTAGTTGATTAGATACTTACAGTACCCATTTTGAGACCAGCCAAACTGGTTTTGGCGAACTTTCGCCTCAAGCCAGCATTTCGGTCGTGAATGACCACATAACTGGGAGTCTCATTTACGAACTGAGCGTTATAGCTAGCTCCATCCTTTGTGCGAAGGCCAAAAAAACGGCCCCCGCTTTGCTTCATTGTTTTTACGATACGGTTTGTTTTTCTCATAATTAAAATCCTATAATTCCTTTGGGTTTGATTGTAGATTTGTTTTTTATAGTTTCTGCATCTACGCTTAATTTATTAGCAAATATATCATATATAGTTTGCTTGTCAACACTAAAAGAACTCTTTTCTAGCTTTTTCCCCCACTTTTTTAAGATAGCTTCATACTTCTTATGCAATTTATCAAAAACTTTGGTATCCAAGTCGGATTGAGCCTTCATCATATCTTCCTCCATGTCTTTAGCTTCTTTCGGTCTGACCACATGTGTTTTTTTTGTTTTAGCTCCAGATTCATCTAGAATATCAAAAGCCTTATCTGGAAATTTTTTAGCTGGAAGATAGTAGTCGCAAAGATCTATAATTAGCTTAACAACCTCTTCTGAGTATGTCACCGTGTGGAAGTCTTCGTAGGAAGTCTTTGCTTTCAGTAATAGTTCTTCCACTTCTTTTTTAGAGGGCTCCTTTACTTCAATATTTTCGAATCTTCTATCAAGGGCCGAATCTTTTTTAAAAAAACTTTTATATTCTTCTGTAGTTGTTGCACCTATGCAGGAAATCTCTCCCCTAGATAAAGCTGGCTTTAGTATATTTGCCATGTCTAAACCTCCCTCTGAGCTTGTACCAGAACCAATAATTGTGTGGATTTCATCAATGAACAAGATATATTGCTTGTTTGTTTTCAAAGAGTCGATTATGTTTTTGATTTTTTCTTCCATTTGCCCTCTGTATATAGTTCCAGAGACAACGGAGGCTATATCCAAAGATATGATTTCCTTGTGAAGCAAAAGATCTGGGCATTCTCTTTCTACAATTTTTTCAGCCATGCCTTCTACCAGAGCGGTTTTACCGACACCAGCGTCTCCAACGAAAATGACATTACTTTTGTTTTTTCTTAGCAAAACTTCAAAGGCTCGATCAATTTCTTTGTCTCTACCAAATATTTCAAAAGTGCCTCTTTCTCTAATTTTTTCGTTTATATTTTCACAGCAAGACCATATTGGATCTTTATCTTGTGGCTGAGCCTTGGGGGGAGCGCCAGTTTGGACTGGCACCTTATCTACTCCATTTTTTATATAGTTAGATAAAACATCAGATAATTTTCCAACGTCAATTTCTAAACTTTCTAAAAATTCTGAAATTTCTCTTCTGGTATTTATTATTGTTAAGAATATGTGATCTACTCCAATGTAGTCGTGTTTTAGAGACCTGGAGATCACAAGGGATGACTCTAAAATTTCTATAATCTCTTCTGCATAGATCTTTTTTTTACGCTTAGGCTCTTTATAAGAACACAGGGCAGAAAACACAGCTTGACCAAGACCGTCTTTACTCATATCGCAAAAAGATAAAGCGTTGTCTATATTTATATTCTCATGGTCTATAATTGACGACAATAAATGTAAGTCAATGACTTTCAAATGCCCCAATTCTTCAGCCATATTTTGGCTTTTTACTAAACATGATTTGGCGCTAGGAGTTAAGTTAAATTCAGAAAAGTCCATTATTTAATTTCAGATAGTTTAGTGTAAATTTTTTCATCAAGAATGTTTATCTTTTCTCCAAAGATAATGTCTTCGCCTTTGCTTCCGTAAATAAAAACAATTTGATCTTCTTTGGGTTTTTTACCGCCTTCATCAAGGTACTTGTCTAATGTAGAGGATCTTCTATTATTGGCAAGCATAAAATTAACCTTACCAAAATCGTCTTGAATTTCTACTCTCATGTATTTGTTTCCAGCGCGACTTGTTCTTGCTATACAGTCTGTTACAACTCCAACAAATTTTACTCTTCCATTATCTGGAATAGATTTCAACTCTAGGCTGTCAACTAGATCAGAGGAATTGCCGAATACGTTTTTAATTTGAGTGGAGTGGCTATAGCCTAAATACTTACGCTCAAAGAACCAGTTAGCAAATTTTAAGTGATCTTTGTTTTTGTCGTAAATTTTTCTGTAGGATGAATACTTCTTTTTGAAAGTCCCAAAACGAGACGGCTTCATGATAGGTCTACCGTCATCTGCTATTAAGGAGTCTTTCACTATTGAGTGTACTGTTTCTAGGGCATCGTAATTGAATCTTTCCCCAAGCTGTATTATGTTTCGCTTTTCTCTATCGGTCAAAATATTAAAAGCTTGAGCTTCTAGGACCAAGCGACAGCGATTTGGTATCTCTGCTTGTGAGGTGCAGAAGGAGTCCATCATTCCGCCCTGTATGAGGCCAGACAGGACGCCTATGTTGAGGCCGCATTGCTTGGCAGTTACAAATATATCGTATTTGTTTTGGCTACTTTCTTGAGCTTTTCTAAAATCAACCAAGCTCTCTAAGGTTTTTTCTGAAACCCCTTTAATGCTATTAACGCCAAATCTAATATTACGACCTTCGATATCGAAGTTAATGTCAGACTTTGATAAATCTGGAGGTAGAAGCTTCATGTTAAACAAGCAAAGTTCTTGGTTGATTAGGGCAATCTCTGCATGAGAGTCTGGCTCGTGCTTTGTCATTTTAAGCAGAGAAAGAAAAAACTCTTTTGGGTGTTTAAACTTTAAGTAAGTTGTGATAGCGGCGAGAATGGCGTAACTAATCGAGTGCGACTTATTAAAAGAGTAGTTTGCGGAGTCTTCGGCGACTTTCCACAAAATCTCACCTACCTGTTTATCTAGATTATTTTCTTCGACCTTTTGTTCGATCTTTGCTTTCCAGGCTGGCATTTGGTCGACTTTCTTTTTGCCAACAATTCTACGAAGTTGTTCTGACTCATCAAGAGTAAATCCGACCTTAACGGCCATCTTCATTAACTGCTCTTGATATAGGGGAATGCCGCCAGTGTAAGAAAGAATATCGTCAAAGAATTCATTAACTGACTGAAAT